CTTGTTTCAAATGTAAATTCTTTTCGATTATTATAATATTCTCTAAACAAGATACCGTCTGAACCATACAAATTAGTCTTACTATATTTTCCTGTAGCATCTCGCAAGTCAAAATACCTTGATAATCCTGAACTAATTCTATTGACGCTCTTAGCTTTTACTATTTCTTGCGAAATACTTAACGGTCCAATTTGGTAATCCTCTGCTGTTACAAGCCTATTTTGAGTGTAATATGTCATAGGTGCCCGCTGCTTTATACTAGCGGTTGTCTCTGACTGCGATGCGTTATCAACTGTATATTGTAGCTCTAACCCAAGTCTAATTTGTTCAGCTTTTCCAGACTTACTAATATAATCAATAGTGATTGGCGTATTAAGCATATCTCTTGGCGTAATTGTAATGTCTCTATTTCTGCTTGATCTATAATATACCCTAAAACCACCATACGGCAAGTTACCAAATACTCCATCTGAAAATACAAGGCTAATTTTATCATTAGTTTTTGTTAGAACCCCGTAAATGTTTCTTACATTTTTTGCTAAACTATTATAGATTACATTATTACCTTCAATAGCATCAACTTTAGTCCACAATTCAACATTATTACCATCTGTATTTGTTTGATACAACCAAACATCTGTATTATTGATGTTTGTAACATCTATACTAACAACTTGATTTGCACTTGGATTGGCAATGTTAAAAGTTCCTTCGTTTATCACACCTTGCTTAAAATAGCAAAAGAATCCAGTATTACTAGACGACGGTCCCAAACTATCAGAACGATATAAAAAAGAAAATTTAGTATTAGGCGTTGGATTTTCTTCTATAATTTGACTAGGAGTAATATTACTTGATACTACTTCAAATTTGATATTTTGTCCATCTATATTTTTAGTAAATTCATATACCGGCAAACCAGCTACTTCTGTTCTAAAACGGTACTTTTCTGTACGCACCCCTGCTATAGTTTCTTTCTTAATACTTCTGCCTATAACTTCATCACTGTCTATTGCTGAGTTTAATACCTTTATGAATTGTTCTTGCCAATTTGAATTACTAGGATCGTTCCATAAAATATTTTGATTTTGTAGATTAATGTTATTAGTGTCGTATACAGCTTCTGTAGTGCTAACACTTGTGATTTTTAATAATCCTTGAGCAGCTATATTTCGTTTAGGATTGTATGACAATAATCTTGCCATCCGTAGTACAGATTCTCGTCTATCTGCTAACTCTAAGAAATTTTCTCTAGCATTTAAGTCAATTCTAAATGCTAAATTTTGTCCTAAATAAGCAATAAGATCAACTAATGCAAGATATTCTGAACTTTCTATGTAATCATTAAAATCTTCAGGATAGTTTGTCCTAAGATAATTAATCATTATTCTTCGTAAACTATCAAAATCATAATTTTGAAAGTCAGCATTACGATAAGATTGATATATTCTTTTCCAATCTTCTGCTACTAATAAACGGTTTTGTCTATCAGTTGATGACATGAGTATTCCTTTTAGTATATTTATTATATTATTATGTGCTTACTTTATAAAGCAGTGAGGGTAGAATCTTTATCAAAATTCATACGCATTTTTTCACTAATATTGAAAGGAAGGTATGTTAATTGGCAATATATTGCTATTCCACTTTCGTATTCTTCTACAATAATTCTATCAGCATAAACTCTAGGCTCAGATGCTATTATTGTGTTAACATTTTCTATAATTAATTTTTTTGTTTGTTCTGTAAGCGGATCAAATAATAAGTCCCACAATATACATCCAAATGTTGGGTCTGATAGCTTTTCGCCTTGCCTAATATGAAAATGATTTAACAAATCTTGCTTGATAAGTGACAAATCATATAAAACTGGACTCGTGCTATCACGATTTACAGTGCTTGTTCCCTTATAAACTAATGTTCCTGGATCAAAAATTGTTTTCTTTAGATTATTTTTTACTACAATCTCTTTATAAAGTGATTTTTCAGTAAATTCTCTAGACATTATATATTACTCCACCTATTATGTGTTATTTGGATTAAAACTTGTTGCTGATTGTGCAAAGGCAGCAGCATACTCTTCATCAGTAGGTGCGCCTTTTCTAAATGTATCATCATATAAAACATATGGTATTTTTTCTTGTACTTCTTTTACTACAAAAACACAATCATCTTCTATTGATAATTTTGAATCCGTCTTATCTGGTTTGAACATCATTGGATCTAGATTCTCATGACTGTCGTATGGTTCGTGCATAGGAATACGCATTGGGATCCAAGCATGATGAGCACATTCTGGTAATGGAGGTTCTATTGCTGGTATTGCTCCTGATGCCCACGCTCCTGGCAGTGCTGGAGCAGCTCCTGTGCCAAAATATTGTAAGGCATGCATCCTATTTGTGGATGCTAGGAAGTTATTTGTGTTAGCTGCCATATGATTTGCTGATCCACCTTTAATATGATTGTTAGCAGCGGCAGTAATATAGTTATTTGATCCTGCATTCATATGACAATGAACACTTGCTCTTATCCTTACATCAGAAGTGTTACTTTTTAGATGCATCATTGCTTCTGATTGTTGATGGAAGCTCATATCTGTCTTTTGATGGAAGGATTTTAAGGCATGGTGGTATGTTTCTTCGTGAGACTTTTGGTGGATCTTCTTTTTTGCTACTAATTTAAATTCTTCATCTACAGTTATCAAAAAATCTTTAGATATTTCTAACAAAAAATCGCCTTTATTTTCGTGAGTGCCTACTCTCCAATGTACATTTCTGCTTACATCAGCATATAAATGATCTCCGTCTTCTTTTAGAGTTCCTACCTTCCAATGAGTTGCGTGTCCAGATTCTATACGCATCTGTTCGTGTGCTTTGATATTAATATTTCTTAAGGCTTCAAAGTTCATATCCCGTTCAGCTTTTACATTTATATCATTTTCTGTATGAACACTAACACTATCTTTTGAATAAATGTCTATTTTACCATTGTTTGTAAGTTCAATCCATGCTGTTCCTTGAGCATTAATAATATAAATGAAATCTTCAGTATTGTGCATCAATATCTGATGCCCTGTTCTTGTCCGTATTCTAAATAATTCGTTATGGGGTAGCTCAGTATCACCTTGATTATGGAACGGATCCTCTGGATTTTCTATTAATTCGTACTCAGGCTTGTTATCATCTGGTAATTTTGTTCGCAATTTTAATGGATCACCGTCATCCATCACTAAACTTGTACCGCCTAACCTAGAAAAAGGAACTCGTGCTTGATTATCTAATGTATGATAAGCAACTTTTGGTCCTTTCCAATCTTGTGGTCCTGGTGTACTAATACCATAAACCATACTAGGAATATCTCTGCGGCTAGAACTAGATATTGGACCTCTGCTATCATCTATTTTATCTTCATCTACTTTTAATAGTCCTTGCCTATCTAATATGTCAGCTTGACGAACGTCTACTGGTTTCTTGTATTTTGTAACATCATTACCTGCACCATCTTCTCGAAGTTTATTATATTCGCCAACTGGAGCCAATTTTCCATCATATTTGCCACCCTCTTTATTCAAAACTGTAGACGCATTACCTGGCATCATAAAGTTCATAAACTTATCTTGGATACAACCTATCCAAAATCCGTATGAAAAGTTATTTTCAGCCATCAACACTAACACACGAACGCCTACATCTGGAGGCACTGCCCAAAATCCATAACTTTTTTGAGTATTATCAAACCCTTCGTTATCAGATAATCCATAAGACGGTGTTTGTCCAGCAAAAGGACTAACATAAGTACACGGAATTACATAACCACTACTTTCTACGACGCCTGAAGATTCAGAAATCTTAATAATTTCTACTTCTATGGAGCCCATATACTCTGTATCCAAATGATTGACTACTCTGCCAATATAAGGACCAACTCCAACCATCCAAGATGGTTTCGTTCCCCGTTTTGCCTGATTTGAAGTTGAACTAGTAGACATATACACTCTCTTTATACATAAGCACCATATATATTTCTAGCATCGCCAGTACCATCATCTATTGCTGTTTCTACTTTTGTTATCCAGTCGTTACCAGCCACTAATGATTTTTCTGTAGGTTCTTGTTGGACATCCTCTTTGCTTTGGTTTCTTGCTCGCACTAACTTTAAGTTTTGCGTAAATTGTCCTTCGTTAAAATCATTTGTTACAGTAATAACTTGATATACACCTGAATATCCTTTAACTCCTAGGCTGTTATCTTTAAAATTCATATATCCATCATCTGTATTGTTAGTTGCATCATTAAAGCCATAGTCTAATGGAGTTTTAAAGTTGACAACCACATGCACTTCTCCATTTTCATAAGCCATGGTTCCATCTTGGGTTTCATTAATTGATTTTGGTGGTGAATGATAGTTGCCCATACCGCTATCTGCTATAAAATATGGATCTCCCATAATTTTTAAATCACAATTTATCAAATCTACTGGGCTTTCTAGATAAATGTCATTCCAATCTCTAGCAATAGCAGTCTCAATCTTCTCATTCTGCCCGCCGCCTTTCTTTCCTGAGTTAGGTCCTGGGTTTATTGTAGATTCTCTCTGTCCAGAAGTAGATACGCCTTCGCCTTTTACTAATCCTTTGTTGCCTTTTGATCTATTACCGCCTCTAGAATCCTCAAATTGCATTTGTTCACCAGCTTTTGTATCATATGCTTGGGTTAGAGCAACAAAAAAGGCTTTATTGTATGAGATATTAAAGTCTAATACAGCATCATTCTTACCTGTATACAAATAATGATAACTTTTAGCTACATTGTTTATAATTGGTTGGTAATCAACACTTGCTGCTAACGGCTGATATCTATTTTTATGAATCTTATAAGGCACTACTCTATAAACATATAGGTTAGCTTGTCTTCCTTTAGTTGCTGATTTTGTATTATCAATAGGATAAGTTTCAAGTTCAACCCTAAACCAATTATAAAATCCCATTGAATCTGGCGTTTGCTCAGACAAGCCTCTGCCATACATACTCATAAGTATGATTTCTTCTATCATATCTTGTATCGTAGCACCTGTATTGAAGTCCATTTGAGCTAAACCGTCTTGAATGATTACTTTATTTCTGTCAAATGTCCCAGGTTTACCAGTAACTTCAGCATATAGCGGTTTAAGGAACGGATGTTTAACTGGATCTATATCACTTGCAACCAAAGCCGCCTCTCCTATAACATTATTATTAATTGGATCATCAGCAAAAATCCTAGCTATTTCTCCATTTTCACTTCTACGTATAGATATTCCCTCAAAATTTTGTATTTCGCTCTTTAGAACTTGTTTATCTAAAGGATCTGCATTCTCAACCAGTGAACTTTCAAGATATCGTTGTATTCTTTCGTCTGACAGATTCAAATTTTTCTTTTTGTTTACTTTTCTTATTGCTCCTCCCATGTCAGCTGGATTTTCTGCTCTATCAGTTACAGTTTTTTGTCCTTCATAGCCAGTTTCATTCCCAAACATATCTTTTTGTGTAACATTACCGTCTCCATCTATTTCAGGAAATAGTATTACATATTCATCAGGAACATACTCTCCACCACTATTTTCTTTTACTTTTTGTTGTTGTCCATTCATAAAAGAAGAAATACTGTATAAACCTGATTGGCACATCTGCTTTACTGTCTTACCTTTTAATGTACAAGTAGATAAAAGTTTTTGAGTATCATATAATCCTGCTTGTTCATTCCAAGGTATAGCCTGTATCTTATATACACTACCCTTTTCAGTGACATTAAACTCTATATTTGTTAGATATAACGGAATCATTCGCCTTAAATGCCGTGTATTTTCTCTAGGAATTAGTTCTCCATCATCATTCCACCCTACAAATTCAAGTGTAAGTAAATAAGGAGCACTTAGATAATTTATATCCGTTGTTCCTTTTGCTTTTTGAGCAGATTGCATCAACACTAACGGAAATTGTCCCATGGAATACGGTTCAAATACTTCAAATCTTATAGATGTTGAATTAGACTGTTTGTGTATTGCGTTTGCAGCTATTACACTTTCGATTGCTACATTATCAATAAAGTAATCAAACTTATTATCATATCCTGTTAGTCCAAGTCCGCCTAAAATATTAGCTCCACCGCCTGATCTTACACAAATTATCTCAGGATCTTCTCGTCTATACAAATTATTTGTTACCTCATCATCAGATAAAGCAAATAATGAAAAAATATAGTTGAAAGATGCAAACTGTCCTAACTCATTTGGCAATCCTATAATGTTTTCATCTACTTTTTTATTTGGATTGTTTACTGGCTGTGTTGCTTTAGGTGTTTCAGTAGTATTAAGTGCTGTTCCAGGAGGCTCAACTGTAATATTAGGTGATGATTTTTTACTTTGATATGTGCCATAATTTGCGGCTTGAAAAATTGTCATAATCCTAAATATCTTTTTATATTACCAGCAATAGGTAAGTAAATTTCTATCCCAGCTTCTAAATCATACACTGGATCTCTTATAATATCCATGTTTCTTTGAGCAAATACCCACCATAATCTAAAATCACCATACATATCAAATGCTAATAAGTCAGGACGATGTGTATATTGCTCTTGAACTACATAAAGAGGATCATCATCGCTAGCAGGTATGGACCTAATGTTTAGAATACCTAAGTATCTATCGTTTATGATTTCTGTATTATACCAAGGACTACTAGGTACTGTCATCTAAATTCCCCAGTATCAACATAATCACCTTGTATAAAGTTTTGTAAAGAAAACTTTCTAATCTTTTCTCTGCTATGTATGATATTACAAGTTAAAGATAAAGTGCTCTTTGTAGGCACATATGTACCTTGAGAATCTGGTCCAAACTTCTTAATCAACATATAATCAACATCATTAGGTAGTTCCATACTGAATGCTGCTATAATTATTGGGATATCTTTGAAAATATGTGGTCCGTATCCATTTAATTTACATATAGGTGGTGGAGCACCTTGTGGAAGAGTGTCACCTCCATCTCCATATACCATTTTAGTTACACTTCTCAAAAAATGCTGAGCAGATAGGTAATACATTCCTTCATATTCCGTCTCTACAGTAAAGTCACCTGCGATAGTAAGTGACTCGACTGATGAATTTTGGTACGAATAAAATGGATAATTGCTATGAACTGGTTTGATTGGAGTATATCCAGCAGAATAAGCTAGCATTATAGTAGGAGTATAAGGAAATACCAAAGCATTATTACTATTAATCAATGGAGCCAACATATCTTTTCCTAAATTGGCCCAAACTGAAGGTAATGATATCTGTACTCGCCAATCAGGCACTCCTTCTTGTGAAAATTCAGCAGACTTATTAGAACCTGCTTTGGCTGCTGGGTTATTATCTCCAGTTGGTAACCCTAGTTTTCTCTTGACTGACGCAAATGCTTTTGATCCAGATATTTTTAGCGAATTTGCACCATCAGAGATTCCTGCTGAAATCGTATTTCCAGCTTGTGCGACCCAGCTACTACTCAAATCAACTTGAGGTACATCGGGAAAACTCATTATTCTACTCGTTTTACATTATTTAGTTGACTTTTCTGTACGTAGATAGTATAATAAATATTAAGTAATGGAG